CAAACTACCTGAATTTAGGACCACTGATTTCTAAAATAGCTCCAGATGCATATGAACCACAGAATATTGTGAAGTTGGTTGATGTAGTCGATAAGATTTGTGAGAACAAAATTGAACCATACATTGATGAATGTTTTGCTGATCTTGCACAACACACTAATGCCTATGTAAACTTCATGAAGATGAAGCGTGAGTCAATTGCTAACAAAGGTATTTGGACAGCAAAGAAGCGTTACATTCTAAACGTGTATGACAATGAAGGCATCCGTTATACTGAACCCAAACTAAAGATGATGGGCATTGAAGCCGTCAAATCATCTACTCCTGCATCTTGTCGGGAGAATATTAAGAAGGGTCTGAAATTAATCATGGAAACTGACGAGCCTACACTACAGAAGTTCATTCAAGACTTCCGTGTTGAGTTTCGTAATCTTCCTTTTGAAGAAGTTGCATTCCCCAGAGGATGTAGAGGCCTTGCAGATTATAGATCTAAGGAAGGCATATATAAAAAAGGAACACCTATTCATGTCCGTGGAGCATTGATTTACAATCATCTACTGGACCAGCATGGCTTGACAAAGAGATATCCTATTATTCAAGAAGGTGAAAAGGTCAAGTTCTGTTACTTAAAACTACCTAACCCACTCCGAGAAAACATCATTGCAGTGCCTAATGTGCTGCCCAAGGAATTTGAACTCAACAGATATATTGATTATGATCTGCAGTTTGAGAAAGCATTCCTTGATCCTCTAAGTATTATCTTAGATGTTATTTCTTGGTCACCCGAAAAGAGATCAACATTGGAGGCATTCTTTGGCTAAACTAACAACAGAAATTGATGATACAAATGACTTTGGGTTCAGCGATATCAGTTCAGTTGACTTGAACGAAGCAGACGTCCTAAAAGAAATTCATGATCTAGTAAATCCTTTGATCGAAAACCTACTAAAGGATGCGGACAAGGAAATGATCAAGTGGCCTAATCGTGGCCCTTCACTAAAGAAGTTTCAAAAGAAATTAAAAGCATTAACAAAGCAAGGTTGAGAACATGAGCATTCTAGAAAAACTACAAAAGTCATCTACTATTAAAGAAGCAGAGATCCTTAAGCATTCAAAGTTCTTTGAGAAGAAGGATATGATTCCAACTGCTGTTCCTATGTTGAACGTAGCCCTATCAGGTCGCCTTGATGGAGGACTAGTTCCTGGAATGACAATGTTTGCAGGCCCATCAAAGCATTTCAAGACAGCGTTCTCACTGATGATGGTAAAGGCATATATGGAAAAGTATAAGGATGCAGCACTTCTATTCTACGATTCTGAGTTCGGAGCGCCTCAAGCGTATTTTGAGACATTTGGTATTGACACTTCACGAGTACTACACACACCTATTACTGATATTGAACAGCTTAAATTTGATATAGTAAACCAACTCAACATGATTAGTCGTGGTGATCATGTTATTATCGTAATTGACTCTATCGGCAATATTGCTTCTAAGAAGGAAGCAGATGATGCACTAGATGGCAAGGGTGCTGCGGACATGACCCGTGCAAAGCAACTAAAGTCTCTGTTCCGTATCATCACACCACACCTTAACATCAAGGACATTCCACTAGTTGTAGTCAATCACATCTATATGGAAATGGGTCTATACCCAAAGGCAATCGTTGGCGGTGGTACAGGTTCTTATTATTCTGCAGACAACATCTTTATCATTGGTCGTCAGCAGGAAAAAGAAGGCACAGAGACCATTGGTTATAACTTTATCATCAATGTAGAAAAGTCACGTTATGTAAAAGAGAAATCAAAGATTCCTATTGAAGTTTCATTCAATGGCGGCATTAGTCCCTGGTCAGGTCTACTTGATATTGCTCTAGAGTCTGGTCATGTAATCAAACCAAAAAATGGTTGGTATCAGAAGGTTGACAAAGAAACAGGTGAGGTATATGATAAGAATTACAGGGTTGCAGATACTGATAACAAGGACTTCTGGTTACCTATTCTGAAGTCAAAGTCCTTCAGGCAATTCATTGAACAAAAGTATATGATTACCTCTGGTGCAATCGTGACCGATGAGGAACTGAATACCATTTATGGAGATGATTAATGGCAATTGAAGAAGTGATCTTTTCGCATCTTCTTTTTAATGAAGAATATAGCAGAAAAGTTATTCCATTTCTAAAGACAGAATATTTTCAAACTAGAACAAACAAGATCATCTTTGAACTAATTGACAATCACGTCAAAACTTATTACAAGATTCCTTCTAAGCAATCTATCATTTCTGATATTCAAGGCCTGCACAATATCAGCACCGATGAATATACAGGTTGTATAGATCAAGTCAATTCATTAGAAGCAGATCCTTCAACTTCTATTGATTGGTTGCTAGACAATACAGAAAAGTTTTGTCAAGAAAAAGCAGTGTATAATGCTATCATGGATTCAATCAAGATCATTGATAAGAAAGATGAGAAGCGTAACAAAGGTGCTATTCCACAAATCCTGACGGAGGCTCTTAGTGTTTCTTTTGATACAAATATTGGTCATGACTTTATTGCAGATGCTGACTCTCGTTATGATTACTACCACATGCGAGAAGAGAAGATTGAGTTTGATCTGGATTACTTCAACAAGATCACTAAGGGTGGGTTGTCAAAGAAGACTCTAAACATCATTCTGGCATCAACAGGTGTCGGTAAGACAATGTTCATGACTCACTGTGCTGCAAATAATCTTACTATGGGTAAGAACGTTCTTTACATTACAATGGAAATGTCTGAAGAACGTATTGCAGAACGTATTGATGCTAACTTGATGAATATTACGATTGATGAATTGAAGGATCTTCCTAGGGATTCTTTTGAAAAGAAGATTGATAAGATCAAAGGAAAGACCCGTGGTCGACTAATCATCAAAGAATACCCAACTGCATCTGCAGGGTCTGCACACTTCAGACACTTAATTCAAGAGCTCAGAATCAAGAAGGACTTCAAACCAGATATCATTTATGTTGACTACTTGAATATTTGTGCATCCTCCAGAATGAAGATGGGGGGTTCTGTCAATAGTTACCTCTACATCAAATCTATTGCAGAAGAACTACGAGGACTTGCTGTAGAGTTTGAAGTTCCCATCATCTCAGCAACACAGAGCAATCGTGATGCCTACAACTCATCTGATATCGGATTAGATAACACGTCTGAGTCGTTTGCTTTGCCTGCAACTGCTGACTTCATGTTTGCATTGATCTCAACTGAGGAACTACAGGACCTCGGACAGATCCTTGTCAAGCAACTTAAGAACAGATATGATGATCCCAGTAACAATAGAAAGTTTGTTATCGGCGTGAATAGGGCTAAGATGAAGTTCTATGATGTTGAACAATCCGCACAAGATGATATCCTCGATGGACCTAAATACAGTAATAAACCTGTCATGGACAATACGTCCTTTGGCCAGCGTCATGAAGAAGAGGAACAGATGCGGTTCATTACTAAGAAAGCTGGAAAGAAAGATTTCTCCAGTTTAAAGTTAACGTGATCTACAAAATCAAGACTCTTAATGGTCTTTGGTACGTCTATGAGACTACTACTCATAGGTTGATACACGGCTCAGCGAATGAGCAAGAGATCAAAGCAATATGCATGAACCTTAATGCAGGGGGTGGCTTTGACGGCCATACCCCTGCATTCTTTTCCCTCATAGCGGTTGACATTAATTTCTGATTATCTTATTATTAAAATAAGAAATGAGGAGATGAACATGGCTTCGACTGTTAGAGCAGAATATAATAAGGAACAGATTTTCCTTGAATACTTTTTTTTGAAAAACCCAAAGTATAAAAATTATACTGAAGAGGAAAAGAATGCTGTTAGAGAAGAAGCTCGATGTGGAGCTATAAATGTTGAAATCATGATGGAACAGCTATTATCTATTCTTCAACCTGCATTAAAAAATGTATGTGCAGATGGTATGGATTATACATCTGATATTCCACAATTACATGAAGCTGATTGTAAAACTATTTCTGTAAATCGTCTTATTCACAAAAAGAGGGGCAAAGAACATGTTGTCTATCGAGGGCAAATCAATAGGGCTGATAAAAAAGGACCACTTCTTATAAGTGTATATAATGCGTATAAAAAAAATATTGATTTTTTCTATATACCACTTGAACACTATAAGGGACCCAAAAAAATTATGATTGATGATTATAACAGAATTCAATTTACATATTCAACAAAAAACGACATTTATAATACTCTTGAGCCGTATCGTGTTTCATCTATTGAAGAAATGCTACTTCTTGTAAAGCCAGCTAAAAAGCCAAAGAAAAAGTATGATAATGCTCTAGAAAAATATATCTATGAATATGCAAGAATTGAATTAATTCAGGAGTTGAAAAAAACCCGATTGGCCACTTGACATTAATTCCATATATGCTATTATTAATTATGGAAATGAAACAGGAAGCACAAATGACGATCTATCTGTTCCGGTATCAAGGTGAGACCAAAGCCTTCATTGGTAAGTTCTCTAAGCTTGAAGCTATGGGTATGGCTAACAAGCACTTCCCGCTTGGCCAAGGCGCCTGGGTCCATCATCCCGAAGGTGGTTGGACTTGGCAAGAAGGAAATTTTTTCGACTAACGAAAAAATCCGCTTGACATTAATAGCAGCTGTGCTATTATAAATTATCGATTGAACGAAACAAAGGAAATAGAAATGCCTCGTGGAGTCCCTGCTGCTGGTTTTCGTAACCGTTCCGCTTCGACTGCTTCTCACGCCAAAGTGGCAAAGATCAAGGAGGTTCTTGATTCTGCAATGGTAACTAAGTTTGAAACTGACGCTGAGATTGAAGAGCGTATCGCTGATCGCTTTGAGATCCTCGAGGAGATGACCAACGCTGCTCTCTACGGAGATGCCCGTGCGGTTATCGTTTCTGGTCCTGCTGGTCTCGGCAAGTCCTTCACCGTCGAAGAAAC